CGGGCATCCGGCATCCGGCATCCGGCATCCGGCATCCGGCATCCGGCATCCGGCATCCGGCATCCGGCATCCGGCATCCGGCATCCGGCATCCGGCATCCGGCATCGGGCATCCGGCATCCGGCATCCGGCATCCGGCATCGGGCATCGATCCCGGCGACGTGGCGCATGGTGCGCGCACCATGGCACGTTAGGGTCCAAACCGTTGATTCATATGACAGAATCGACGGTGCACGGCCCACGGACCGCGATCGACGGCCCACCGCCTTGGCTGCGCTGGCTTCGGCTCTGTTCCTTGGAAATAATTCAGTGTAGAACTGTACGGCTTAACGGGTATGGGAAATTGTGCAAAAAGCCTCTTGAAATAGTGCTTCACGTGAAACAATGTGCTAAAGGGTCCCTATGCTTCGATCTGAGACACCGGAAGTTTCCGAGCGCCGCCTGAAGCTTGAATTGCGCCTAGCGCAGATGTCAGAAGTGGACGGGTGCCATGATGACTTTTTGAAGTACGTGCGGAAAGTGTGGCCCGAGTTCATAGCCGGTGCCCATCACCACATGATTGCGAAGAAGTTCGAGGACATTGCCAACGGAAAGATAAAGCGCCTCATAATTAATATGCCGCCGAGACATACGAAGTCCGAGTTTGCAAGCTACCTCCTTCCGTCATGGATCATTGGCCGTGATCCGAAGACCAAGATCATTCAAACCACCCATACTGCCGAGTTAGCCGTCAACTTTGGCCGTAAGGTCCGGAACCTTCTCGACTCGACCGAGTACCAGAACATCTTTGACGGCGTGGGCTTGCAGGCAGACAGCAAGGCTGCGGGGCGATGGTCCACGAACCATGGCGGGGAGTACTTCGCGGCAGGTGTTGGAGGCGCGATCACCGGTCGCGGCGCGGATCTTTTGATCATCGACGATCCCCATTCCGAGCAGGACGCTTTATCGGACACGGCCATGGACCATGCTTACGAGTGGTACACGTCGGGTCCCCGGCAGAGGCTCCAGCCCGGTGGTGCGATTGTCATTGTCATGACCCGGTGGTCATTGAAGGATCTGACGGCCAAAGTGATCAAGGCGCAGAGCTACGATGAAAAATCGGACCAGTGGGAGGTGGTCGAGTTTCCGGCGATCATGCCTTCCGGGAATGCGTGCTGGCCCGAGTTCTGGGACAAGAAGGAGCTGGAGGGCGTTCAGGCTTCGCTGTCGGTTGCCAAGTGGAATGCGCAGTGGCAGCAGAACCCGACTTCGGAAGAAGGCGCGATCATCAAGAAGGAGTGGTGGCAGCGGTGGAAGGAGGAAGAGGTCCCGGCTCTGGAGTACGTGATACAGAGTTACGACACGGCGTTTTCCAAGAAGGAGACGGCGGATTACTCGGCCATCACGACGTGGGGGGTTTTCTATCCGAAAGACGGGGGTCCGCCGAATTTGATTTTGCTGGATGCGAAGAAGGGCCGCTGGGACTTCCCTGATTTGAAGGTACAGGCGCTGGAGCAGTACAAGTTCTGGGAGCCCGAGACGGTGATTGTCGAGGCGAAGGCGTCGGGGTTGCCATTGACGCATGAGTTGCGTCAGTTGGGCATACCTGTTGTCAACTTTACACCGAGCAAGGGAAATGATAAAGTGACGCGGGTCCATTCGGTCTCGCCTTTGTTTGAAAGCGGCATGATATGGGCACCGGACGAACGTTGGGCTGACGAGGTCATCGAGGAGTGTGCGGCATTTCCGCACGGCGAGTATGACGATCTCGTGGACAGCACCACGCAGGCCCTGATGCGTTATCGCCAGGGCAATTTCGTACAATTACCGAGCGACGACTGGGTGGACACGGAGCCGTCCACCTACATCCGGAGCTACTATGGCTGATCCGCTTTATCATGTGACGTTCTCAAAGAACCTCCCCGAGATACAGAAAAGGGGCTTGGACCCTCTTTCCGGAAGTCTTTGGCAGAAAGCAGAGACGGAGAAGCGGTATCAAGATCAGCCTTCTGTATTTTCTTTTCAAGATCCTGAAGAAGCTTTGCTGTGGGCTTCCAAGATGGGGTGGGAATTTCGTGACGAAATTTCTGATCCATCGGACATTTCGATTGTAAAGCTTCGCGGTGGTGATCATTGGGAGCCGGATCCGGCGGCGGGGGGCCCGGACATTGGCAAGACTTCGATGCGGTCCCTGGGCCCTGTTCCGTTTAGCGATATTCTAGAGGTTATATCTCTTCCAAAACCTGCGGGGGGGAACGAAGAGTTTCAGGCGCGGCATCCCAGAGGCAACCTGCAACAATGGTTGAAGTTCTATGGCAACCGGCTAAGAGGCCAGGAACCCCGCACCACGCCCCCGGACCAGCCTAATTTACCCGAAGTCATTTCGGGTTCTTCTGAAGAGCCGGAAGAGTATCAGGTGCTGGACGAAGCTTTGCAGTACTGGACAGATACTCTCGGGGCTGCTAGAGCAGGTTCTTCCATTCCGGGTCCGTCTTTGAAAGGCACCGAGTTCAACCCCTTCGGCATGGACAAACCGGGTATCGAGTATTTCAAGGAGTGGCTTGGCATATCGCCCGAGGACCTTGGCGAGACCATCCCGCTGCCGGGACCGGAAAGACTTGCCTATGGACGAAGCCAGTCGTTTATCTCGTGCAGAGAAGCTGGGGTTTGGTCCGAAATTGAGCAAGGCCGCAGGCGGCTTCATAGACAAGCCTTTGTACGACGACCGGAGGATGATAGGCTAGGGCATGGCTACAGTACGTCCAGAATTCGAATCGCTCTTTAGTGGCATCGGAAGTCTCGACACGGGACCTGTGGGACCCGGAAGGAGCCCCTTTCGGTGGGCCTCAAGATTCTTGATTTCATGCTGGTCGGGATAACGCATCCCACTGTGCGCTTGATAGGTTACTTTAATCCAGTGGCTAAGAGGGCGACGAGATGACTGAACTATCGGATCGCATTGCTGCGAATTTCCAGCGCCTGTCCCAAGAGGAGCAGGAGGAAATGCGGTGGCTCCGAACGGACCCGGAGGTAGCCCGGTTCGAGGCCCTTTTGCAAAAGATAATGCCTCCCGAGATACTGAAAGACTTGCCCAACCTGCGTTCTCCGGGCCGTATTTCGCGGTAGGAAAGATGGCCGTAAAAGAACGCACGGTAGACAAGGAGACCGTTTGGAATCACGGAGACCGGTTGAAGTTTGCGGAAAAGTCGCTTTCAACAACCTTGTCTCTGTGGCCGTATGTAGCGACGACGAGTCTTTTTGCCGACCCTGAGGCTTCTAGGGTAGGGATGCAGGGCGAATTGGTCCCGGAACATGGGGAATTGCCGAAACTTGTAGGTGGCGTCGGCTTTGATCCACAAGGCGCAGAATCTGGTTATTTTGGGGGCAGCTTACTTTCGGATAGGCTAAGGCTTATGAGGGAGATGAACAGAGAAGGCGTCAAGGATACCCTTACGGGAGAGGCCGGTCCTTTTAAGGGGTTCTATTCCACCTCGGAAGGATATGGCAAGGCGGAGGATCCACGGACCAAGGCCCTTGGACTCTCGGTCAAAGCGGGTCCTGCAACCTTATTTGGAGAGCGCACCGATACGAGTTGGGAAGGTCGTCATCCATGGAGCGGAAGACTTCTTCGGGATGCACCCCATTCCAAGCATATGGAGAACACGCGGTTTGACAGAAGGGTCCAAGAGGCTGGTGCCAAGGTAGAGCTTCCTGTTGGTCGTGGCGTTGCTGCGCTTAAAGCCGCACGTAAGTATATGAGGACTTTATCCCCATCCGGGAAAGGCGAGTCACGGTACATGCACCAAGCCCCAAATGTAACGAGCGTTGGAGGAAGCTGGAAAGGTCCAGTTGGTCCTGGTACGCTGGGCCTTCAAGGCGGTATGGATTTCATTCGAGACAAGGGCACGTCCTCGAATCTCGGTGCAAACTATATGGTAAAGGATCCGTTTGGACTAGGTGGTACGCTCAAGGCGCACGCGGGTTGGCAAAATCCCTATGGAAGACCTAGCGATTTGCAGGCGGGTGTTAGATATGGTTTGAGGCGTTGACATGCCACTAACTGGCAAGGGCAAGAAGATCAAGGCCCGCATGAAGAAGACCTATGGGAAGAAGGAAGCGGAGAGGGTCTTCTATGCATCAAAGAATAAAGGTAAGATCAAGGGCGTAGACAAGGCGAAGAAGAAGCGTAAGAAGAGGAGAACGAGGAATGCCTAACGTAGCAGGGCGTGAATTTCCATATACGCCGCAAGGGATGGCGGCTGCGGAGCAATACAAGCAGTCGCTGGGTATGCGTGGTGGCGGTATGATGGGCTTTCGGCCTGTCGGCTATCGGGATGGAGACTTGGTGGAAGCCGTGGGAAACCTTGGCCGGATTCAGGGTGGTGTTGGACCCAGTGACCAAGACTTGATGGAAACCTCTCCCCGAGTAGGAGAGGCGCCAGGGCTTTATGGCACAGCAGGCCCTGACGAAGCAGGCCCTGTTGGAGGAGTCATGGCAGGCCCTGTGGGACTTCCAGAAGCCATAGGAAACCTTGGCCGTCTTTCCGGTGCCGAGGTCGGCGGCGCTGCTGGGGCTGGCGTGGCTTCGGACGTCATGGCGATTTTTCAGGGTCTTGTTGATGTGACCCGAAGCGGGTCTGTGCAGGACGTTGCTGCATATATTGAGGCCAATCGTCAGGATTTAAACGACATGGTGTCGATGATGATGTTACCGCCGGGTCAGGCGGATTTTCTGCGGAACACCCTTAGTTCGTTTCCCTCGCTGACGCAGCCGCAGGGTATGCCGCAGGGTATGCCGCAGGGTATGCCGCGTCCTCCCGGACGACGTCACGGCGGCATCATGTCATTAAGGCGTAGATAAGATGGCCCGATCTCCTCTTCCTCGTAGCAACTTCGGAACAAGCTCCCTTGTCGAGCGCAGGGATGGCCTTCCTCCCGTGGAACTTGAGGAAGGACCGGAGGTCGATGTTGACGTGATCGATGAAACGGTCATCGCGGCACCCGGTCTCAACATAGAGCTTGAGGATGACGGCGGCGTCGTTGTCGATTTTGATCCACGTGCGGCGGGTCCCGAGACGGGTGACTTCTACGACAATCTGGCTGATTTGCTGGACGACCGCGTTTCCAGCAGAATTTCTTCGGAGTTGATGGAGCAGTATGAGGCCAACAAGAGCGGGCGCAGGGAGTGGGAAGATGCTTACCGGACGGGGCTTGAACTTCTCGGGTTCAAGTACGAGGACCGGTCGGAGCCGTTCCGTGGTGCGACGGGCGTGACCCATCCGCTTCTGGCCGAGGCGGTGACCCAGTTTCAGGCACAGGCTTTTGGAGAACTGCTTCCGGCGGGAGGGCCGGTTCGAACGGAGATAATCGGAAAAGTAACGCCCGAGGCCGAGGATCAGGCCGAGCGTGTCCGGCACTATATGAATTATCAGATCACCTGCGTGATGAAGGAGTACACGCCGGAATTCGATCAGATGCTGTTTTACCTGCCGCTGTCCGGTTCGACCTTCAAGAAGGTCTACTACGACGAATTCCTGGGTCGCGCCGTTAGCCGGTTCGTACCGGCGGAACATCTTCTCGTTCCATATATGGCATCGGATCTGGAAACGGCGGAAAACGTAACGCACGTCATACAGATATCGGAGAACGAGCTTCGTAAGAAGCAATTAGCCGGTTTCTACAGCGACGTTGAGGTATCGGCAACACAGGCTGATCCTTCGGAAGTCAAGGAGGAGATGGACGAGATCAGCGGTGTCGAGCCATCCTATCTGGATACCGACATCACGCTGCTGGAATGCCATGTGGATCTGGATATCGAGGGATATGAAGATCTTGATGACACGGGCGAGCCGACAGGTATCAAGCTCCCGTACATCGTGACCGTCTCCGAGACCAATGGCAAGCTTCTGGGCATTCGTAGGAACTACAGTCCGGACGATGAGGGGCGCAAGAAGACCCAGTATTTCGTGCATTTCAAGTTTCTGCCGGGTTTCGGGTTCTATGGCCTTGGTCTGATCCACATGATCGGTGGTCTCAGTCGCACGGCTACGGCGGCATTGCGGCAACTCATCGATGCCGGGACGTTGTCCAACCTGCCTGCCGGGTTCAAGGCGCGGGGGCTCCGCATTCGGAATAACGACGACCCATTGTCACCGGGCGAGTTCCGCGATGTTGATGCGCCGGGAGGGGCGATCCGTGATTCCTTGATGCTGCTTCCATACAAGGGCGCGGATCAGACTTTGTTTCAGTTGATGGGCTTCTGTGTCGAAGCAGGGCAGCGATTTGCAGCGGTCTCCAATCTTCAGGTTGGCGATGGTAATCAGGAGGCCCCTGTTGGGACCACCCTTGCGTTGTTGGAGCAGGGCGCGAAGATCATGTCCGCCATTCACAAGCGGCTTTTCTACGCGCAGAAGGAAGAGTTTCTTCTTCTTGCGGGCGTCTTCGGTCAGTACCTGCCCCCCGAATATCCGTACAACGTTGTAGGAGGCGAGCGCACGATAAAGGCTCAGGACTTCGACGACCGCGTGGATGTTCTTCCTGTTGCGGACCCCAACATCTTTTCGATGGCGCAGCGGATTACGCTGGCCCAGACGGAGTTGCAACTGGCCCAGTCGGCTCCGGATCTGCATAACTTGTATGAAGCCTTTCGGCGCATGTACAAGGCCATCGGGGTCAAGGACGTTGACGCCGTTCTGAAACCTCAAGAGGAGGGAGAACCAGAGCCCAAGGATCCGGCTATCGAGAACTCCGAATCGCTGGAGAATTTACCGTTGGCCGTGTTCCAGGGTCAAAACCACGGCGCCCATATCATGGCGCATCTTGTTTTTGGTTCCTCAGGCATCATTCAGCAGATGCCCTTGATTGGCATGGAACTTCAGAAGCATGTCATGGAGCACGTTTCCGTGAAGGCCAAAGAGCAGGTTGCGGGACAGATGATGCAACAGCTACAGGGGCAACCTCCCAACGAGCAGCAAGCTTTGGAGATTGAAAGCATGGTCGCGGATTTGATTGCCCAAGGTATGCAGGAGGTCAAGGCACTTTCCGGTCAGATTGCCGGGGGCGACCAACCAGATCCTCTCATTGCTTTGAAGGAACAGGACTTGCAGATCAGGGCGCAACGCGATGCAGCGGAGGCCCAGATGGATCAGGCCCGTCTGGCTCTGGACAAGGAAAAGGCTTCCCAAACAGCACAACTTGGGGCAAACAGGATACAATCCGCAGAGGATATCGTCGCCGCTCGCATAGATGCCGCTCGCGAGCGCGAGATTATGAAGCAGCGGCAACAACAGTAACACCAGGAGGTCGACATGACCGAAAAAGGAAATGGCTCTGTAGGGGTGATTCGCAAGGGTTCTGTCATCAAGGACCAGGGGTTTGTGCCCTATAATGCGCCGAAGGATGAACCGGCACCGGATACGTCCAAGGGGGCGGCTACTTCTGGGAAGAGTCGCGGGATGGGTGACGCCGAACGTGGTGGATCTTTCAAAATCTGTTGAGGAGGATAGTTATGGATTGGGTTGTTTCTAGGACCAGGGAACCATCTAGCTGGGCCGCAGTCAGTGCCGCCGTTGTCGGCATTGGCGTTTTGATTAGTTGGCCTGCTGTCGTTCTTGGTGGTGTTATTATCGGTGCTTTGGGTGTTCTTTTGAAGGAAAAGGGCGTCATCTAGGGCGATGATAAGGCTTTATTCAGCCATCGTTGTTGTAGGGTTGGTTGTAGGGTTGGTTGGCGGGGCGGTTTATGGGGGGTATTATTATTACAAGGACACGCAGTCCCGCATACGGGCACTGACGGAGAATTCCGCCAAGCTGGAGACTGCGAAGAAGGTCCAGGATCGGACGATTCTGGCGCTCAAGGAGGATGCAGGGAAGTATCTCAGACTTAACAACAAGCTCTCCTTGCGTTTACAACAGGCGAACGGGTACAGGGATAAACTTATTGGCAAATTGCAGAAACATGATTTGTCCCGGTTGAGTCAGCAGAAACCCGGCTTGGTGGAGAAGAGAATAAATCGTGGAACAAAGCGGCTATTTGAGAGTTTTGAGGCGGGCACTCCTTTGCCTGTTGCTGAGTAGTTGTGGGCCATGGTCTGATCTAAAGAAGATCGAGGTCAGAACTGTCGAAGTTGACCGTGTGATTCCCACACAGCCCCGGCCCCGGCCGATAACCCTGCACGACATCAAGTGGTTCGTGGTTACTGAGCAGAATTTCGAGGATTTCAAGGCCCGGTACATCAAGGAGAACGGCTCTTTCTTGTTCTTTGCCATCAGTGTGCGGGACTATGAGACACTGGCGCTCAACATGGCGGAAATCAAACGATATCTTGACCAGCAGAAGCAACTCATCATCTATTATGAAGAGGCTGTTGCGCCGGTGCGGGGATTGGGACTGGGGGACGGAAAGAAATGAGGCCCCCGCAGAAGTTTTTTTTGATTCTTACGATCGTCGTTTTGGGGGCTCTTCTGGGTGTGTTGTTTTCGGTCGATGCTTCAGGAGCGCCTCTTGTGCGCCCTGGGGCGTCACTTCCCCAGGGGTACCCGAAGCAGCAGGCCCTATATGGGCAGTTCTTATGCGTGGAAAGGGCTCCCTTGGTGGCTGAACTCCTCAAGACCCACCAAGAAAAGCTGCTTGGGGTTGGCCTTTTGAATGAAGAGGCTTTGCTGGAAGTATATGTATCTCCGGGAGGGGCCACATTTACGGTTATCCTTACGACGGCGACGGGATTGGCCTGTCTGGTTGGGGCGGGGCACGACTGGGTGACGGCGTCTGATAGTTAGCGGCATTGTATTTGGAGGGAGAAGTGTCCCGGAAGACACGAGAAAAGGACGGGCGTAGAGAATTGGATCTTGACAAGGACTGTAGCATCTCTGCCGCAGAGATATCTGTGGGGGAGGCCCTTGACAAGCATGAGAGAGCGGACGCCCAGCGTCGAATGGCGTGGGTGTCGATGATTTCCATGATTGTGTTCACGGCGGCGGTTTTCCTACCAATCTTCCCGGACGGTCGGATAAAAGCTCTTTCAGACTTATTTGGTTTGTTTTATATAGGGCAGGCAGGCGTTGTTGGAGCATACATGGGCATGACTGCTTACATGGCTAAAGGGAAATGAACACGCTTACGCAAGCGGCAGCCGTCGTTCTCGCAATCGGGACGATAGGTGGCACGGGGTATGCATTGGACGATCGTTATGCCAAGGTCTATCAGGTTGGCGCGAACGCACAGCAGATTGCGATCATAAGAATCGAGAATGCACACCGCGCTGAGAAGAAAGAGTTGGTGCGACGGTTGTGTGATGATTTCCACCGGGTACACGGGTGGTCGCCGTCTTTGTGCCGGGAGATTTAATATATAAGGGTCGCGGCACATGGTTTTGGTCAAAGAAGTAGAGGCGAGACCAGCCACGCATGAGGCTGTTTGTGGGGAGCGTTGGAGAGAGACCATTGGTCAAATAAAAAGGTTGGAGAAGATTTTTATCAGTTGTGCAGGGGCCTTGATTGCCCTCATGGCGGCGCTGCTCTGGAAAATTTGACTGATGGACGGCATCCTTCTTGCGGAACATCTTCTCAAGTCCATTAAGGAACGGCGGGATCGTATTGCCGAGATGCTGGTCGGGGGCACTATAAAAGACCTTGAAGAATACAAGCAATTGGTTGGCAACATCGAATCTTTGGATTATATAGGACAGGAGTTGAGAGAAATCTTGGAAAAGGCAGATTAGCCATGGAGAAGTCTGAGATTAGCGGCGGGGGAAGTCCTATAAACTTCAATAACGCATATGTTGAAGCAAAGGACCGCACCCTGGATCCGACGAAGCTGGAAAGCAGCTCTTTTGAACGTCTCCCGTCTCCGACAGGATGGCGTTTGTTGATTCTTCCTTATAGGGGCCGAGGAAAAACAGAAGGTGGCGTTCTTTTACCAGACGCCGTCATTGAAAGAGAATCCGTTGCCACTGTCTGTGGATATGTTCTTAAAGCAGGCTTGCTGGCTTACAAGGATACTGAGAAATTCCCAAGCGGTCCCTGGTGTAAGGAAAAGGACTGGGTGATGTTTGGACGATATGCGGGCGCTCGTTTTAAGATTGACGGTGGCGAGGTCCGCATTTTGAATGATGATGAAATCATAGCCGTTATACAGGATCCCGAAGACATCCTGCATTTTTAACATGGAGATATGCCCATGCCAAACCCTGAACAAGACGAACTTGTTGTAGACCTCCCATCCGAGGGGGCTGCCGTTTCCGTAGAGATAGATCCTTCCACTGTTGCCGGAATAGATTCTGAAGTTGGAGTAGCTCTAGACGGCACTGAACACGATGATTATAGCAAGAAGGTACAGCGGCGCATCGACAAGTTGACCAAGAAGGCACGAGAGGCCGAGAGGCAGCGAGAAGCCGCGATTAATTATGCACGAAACATACAAGCCGAGAATTCTCAGCTAAAAGGTCGCGTTCAGGATCTGGATCAGGGGTATGTCAATGAGTATGGCGACCGTATTGCAACGCAGAGCGAAGCTCTTGAAAAAGACCTCGAAAGCGCCATAGCGACAAATGATACGGCAGCACAGGTAGAGGCTCAGAAAAAGCTCTCTCAACTAGCTATCGAAGAAGAGCGTGTCAGGGCTGCGAAGCTGCAACAAGCACAATGGCAGCAGCAAATTGCCGCCCAGCAGCAGATGGCGGCGCAACAGGCTCAACAGACTCAACCACAAATGCCGACACGGGTCGATCCAAAGGCAGAAGACTGGGCTTCTAAGAATGATTGGTTCGGTGACGACGATGCAATGACGTTTGCAGCGTTCGGAATCCACAGGACTCTTGTAGAAGATGAGGGGTTTGACACGGAGTCTCCTACGTATTACAATGAGCTTGACAAAAGAATACGGGAAGCTTTCCCTCACAAGTTCAGTGAAGGGGTCCCGGTTACCGTATCAGAAGGCCGTCGACCACAACAGTCGGTCGCCTCTGCCACACGCTCCAGCATTAATGGGCGCAAAACAGTAAGATTGTCACCAAGCGAAGTTGCGATAGCGAACAAGCTTGGTGTTCCTCTGGATGAGTACGCGAAACACAAACGGTAGGAGACGAGAGATGGAAAACGAAACTATTGATCGGGCTCCCCGCACGTCGAAGGTCCACAACGCGAAACCGCGTCGGAAGCCTTGGGCACCCCCGTCTTTGCTAGACGCACCCGCACCCCCTGAAGGATATGTCCACCGATGGATACGTTCCGAGGTTAGGGGCTTCGACGACCGGAAGAACATCTCTGCCCGTATGCGAGAAGGGTGGGAGTTGGTCCGGAAGGAGGAGTACCCCGAGTTCGAAGCGCCGACTATTGACGGTGGGCGATATGAAGGGGTCTTTGGTGTAGGAGGCTTGTTGCTGGCTCGAATTCCTGTTGAAATCGTTGAAGAGCGTAGCGACTACTTCAATCAGATGAAGTCTGATGCAATGGAAGCAGTCGACAACGATCTTTTGAAGGAGACCCAGCATCATTCGATGGCGATTCAGAAGCCTGAGCGCCAATCGCGTGTTACATTTGGAGGTCCTAAAGGAAACTAGGGCTTATTGTTACAACCCTTTTGCTTCGAGGAGCATAAGATATGGCGAATACCAATGGAGCCTGGGGGCTTCGACCTGTTGGAAAGATGGGTCAAAACTCCAACTCCACAGGTGTTTCGGGCTATACCTTGTACGAAATCGCTAATGGCAATAGCAACGCTATTTACCAGGGCACCCCGGTTATCCCACTTTCGACGGGATATATTGATGTTGTGGGTGCTGCGGCTGGTGGTACTGTTGGATTGCTTGGCTCTTTTCAAGGTTGCAGGTATGTCTCAAGCACCACGGGGAAACCTATGTGGAGTATGTATTGGCCCGGATCGGGAGCGGATAGTAACCATCCTGTGAGGGCTTTTGTTGCAGACGATCCGATGCAGATCTTTGCGATTGCAACGGATGCCTCATGGACCAGTAAGGCAACGGCACGAGCCGCTGTTTTTGCTAACGCAAACTTCTCTAGTGGAACAAGCGGGAGCACGACAACGGGTCAGTCTTCAGGTGCTTTGGCTATCAGTACTATCGCTACCACGAACACGCTTAATATGCGTATTCTGGGTTGGGAAGAAGATGCCATGAATGAAGACTTCTCTGCTTCTGGCATCCCTGCTCTGGTCAGGTTGAACAACCACTATAATAGCGCCAATGGTGCTATCGCTGGTGGCACTGTTTCAACGACCGGCGTATAGGAGGGTTGAGAAATGGCTATTAGCAGAGCACAACTTGTCAAAGAGTTGGAACCCGGCCTAAACGCATTGTTCGGCCTGGAGTATGACCGCTACGACAGGGAGCACGAAGAAATCTTCTCCATGGAGAGTTCGGATCGTGCTTTCGAGGAAGAGGTGATGCTTTCGGGCTTTGGGACCGCCCCCACCAAGTCTGAGGGCTCGGCGGTGTCGTTCGATGATGCGCAGGAAGTGTACACGGCTCGTTACACGATGGAGACGATTGCGTTGGCGTTCTCCATTACCGAGGAGGCTATTGAGGATAACCTTTATGACCGGCTCGCGAGTCGGTACACAAAGGCCCTCGCTCGTAGCATGAGCCAGACGAAGCAGGTTAAGGCCGCTGCGGTTCTCAACAACGCCTTCGATAGCTCATACACCGGAGGTGATGGGCTTGAGCTATGCTCCACGGCGCATACTCTTGTAAACGGCAGCACCTTCCGCAATGAGTTATCAACGGCGGCAGATCTCAATGAGACTAGCCTTGAGCAGGCCCTCATTGACATTGCTGGCTTCGTCGATGAGCGCGGTCTGAAAGTTGCTGTCAGTGGCAACAGGCTGATTATTCCTAAGGAACTTCAGTTCACTGCTGACAGGCTTTTGGAATCTACGCTTCGTCCAGGAACAGCGGATAACGACATTAATGCCGTTCGGAACATGGGTATGATTCCGCAGGGCTCTTCCGTTAACCACTTCCTGACGGACACGGATGCGTGGTTCATCATCACTGATGCGCCGAATGGATTGAAGGGCTTCAATAGAACAGCCGTTCGAACTTCCATGGAAGGCGACTTCGATACCGGGAATGTGAGGTACAAGGCCCGCGAACGCTATGCGTTTGGCTGGTCGGATCCTCGCGGTATCTTCGGATCACCGGGCGCTTAACCTCGATCAGAACTATCGGGGGGAGGGCTTTCTCTCCCCCCGCCTTTCTGGGACTACATAGCCCTAGCGACTGGCCCAGCAGACGCTTACAAGACTCTAGGGCGAAACCTTTGTAAGGAGGCGTACCATGGGTACGACACGTTTCTCCGGTCCTGTCATGTACAGTGGTCACGGCAGTGATTCCAGCTATCTGGGATCCTGGTTTGGCAACCTTCCCATGCAGGTCAATCCGGATTACATCTTCAAATGCGACGACTTTACGGGCGTCGATATTGACGACACTGATGATTGGACAAAACAAGTCCTCAACAGTGGAACTTTAACACTTCTTGCGGACCATGTCGGTGGATGGGCTAAGTCCACAGGTGATGGTTCGACAGATAATTCCGGCGGCTCAATTCAGGGCAACGAGATCTTTATGGCGGAAGCCAGCAAGAACATCTTCTTTGAAACGCGAGTGGCTGTGGCCGACGCTGACGACATGGACATGTTTGTTGGTCTTGCCGAAAACGGTACGTTTGCAACGGGTGTCCCGTTCACTGCAAGTAATCAGATCGGTTTCCTTTTGGTAGAGGGCGCAGCCGATATTTATGCCAATTGTGATAGCGGTGGAACGGAAACCAAGACTGATACGGGTGTTGATTTTGCAGATGGCGCAGAATCAAGCTCCAATATTACTAATGTCCGTACACTTGGTTTCGTTGTGAAAGGAACGGGACAGGTCGCGTTTTACGTTGATCGTGTTCTTGTGACTACGACGACTGCGAACATCCCCACTTCTGCGCTCACCCCTTGGTTTTGTGCCATATCGGGGACGACAACCGCCGATGCGGCTTGGTGCGATTACATTCATGTCGCTGCCCAGAGGATTACTAGTGGGATGACCCAGTACAACATCCAGCCATAGGGGATGGGTGTCATGGTCAGGAAAAGAGCGCGGACCAAGAAGGGCATTTTTGTTGGGGATGACTCAAGCACCCCTGAAAACGAGGCTTGGGTCAGGACGAGTTTGAAGAAGCCGTCTAAGTACTCGTATGGGATTAATTCCAAGAAGGATTTCCCCTTTCCGGGTACTCCCAAGTACAAGATGATGGTACTCTCAGGAGAGATCAAGGAGTAGATCATGGCAGATGCCGTATCCACTACATCGGTCGTTGATGGACCCCGGACGGCTGTCATCTACTGTACCAACACCAGTGATGGCACCGGAGAATCGGCGGTAACCAAGGTAGACGTGTCCGCCCTTTCCACCTCCCCCGAGGGGGCCGCATGTACGGGAGTGCGTCTTCAAAGGGTTATCTTCTCGACCGTTGGGCTGGGGGTGAAGATCCTCTGGGACGCCACGACAGATGTCATAGCTGCGGAGCTTCCCGCAGACTATGCCGATACTCTTGATTACTCGAACATTAGTGGTCTCCCAAATGTTGCTGCGTCAGGGGGTAATACGGGAGATATAAAGTTCACAACAGTGGGCCACAGTAACGGCGACACCTATTCCGTGGTCCTTTACTGTTCGAAAAAGTATTGATGGAGTAGACCATGGAAGACGGGCTGGACCGGAAGAACGAGGTGCAAATCATAGAGATTCGTGGAGAGCTTAAACTTTTGGCCCAGAAGCTCGATACCCTAAAGGGTAACGACATTGCCCATCTTCAGAAGTCCTTAGATGGCGTACAAAAGGTTATGTGGACGGTGGGGGTATTGGTCCTTGGTCATCTGGGGGTTGCCATAAAAACCGCTCTTTGGGGTTAGGATGAAAGGTTTTAAGTACGATGGCAGTCTCTGGATCTAAGGACTTTGAGTTAAATGTAGCTGAGTATATTGAGGAAGCTTTTGAGCGTTGTGGCCTGGAGCTTCGTACTGGCTATGATGCTAAGACTGCAAGAAGGTCCTTAAACCTGTTGTTTGCAGACTGGGCCAACAGGGGGCTTAATCGATGGACAATAAGTCAGGTTACGCAGACTGTTGCCGAAGAAATTTCAGAGTACCCTGTAGGCACTATCACTCTTTCCGTGAGTGATAGCGGTAGCTTTACAATAGCCGAAACAATTACGGGCGGCACGAGCGCCGCTACCGCTTCTCTCATAACGAAGCCTGATTCTACATCCATGACGATAACGGTTCCATCCGGGACCTTTACCTCTGGTGAGACGATAACAGGTTCTTCCAGTTCAGCTACAACCACCACTACGTCTACGGCTTCCCTGGAAGACACCCAGTCTACCATTGATATTCTTTCAGGTGTGATACGACGGGACAGTTCTGATATTGCAATCACGAGGATTAGCCGGGACGACTACCTGAATATCGCCACGAAATCCACCAAAGGGCGACCTACTCAGTTTTATGTCGATAGGTTGATTACGCCGGTCGTCAAAGTTTGGCCGACACCCGAGAACAGCACCGACCAGTTTATATATGACCGTTTGGTCAGAATTGATGATGCGGATGCGTCGGTAAACACTGTTGAGATACCTTTCAGGTTTTACCCATGTCTTGCGGCAGGGCTGGCCTACTACATTGCCTTGAAGAAGGCCCCAGAGAGAATACAGATCCTCAAGGCTCTGTATGAGGAAGAGTTCCTGCGGGCTGCAGAGGAAGACAGGGATAAGGCTGATCTTACCCTGGTTCCGACTTATAACTCCTTGAGTGCGATTTCGTAATGGCTAAATATGCTTCAAATAAATATGCCCTTGGGATCTCAGACAGGTCCGGTGCGGCCTATAAACTTAGGCATATGCGCAAAGAGTGGACAGGAATGCTTGTTGGCAAGGATGAGTGGGAAGCTAAACAGCCTCAATTATTCGTTGTTAATACACCCGCCGATCCTCAAGCTTTGAAAGATCCGCGTCCGGATAGAACGGAACCGGCTGTTACAGTTCTTCTTCCTTTCAACCCTTTTCTTTCTGGAAGCAGCGGCTCTGCCGTCATAACTGTGACGGAGCCCGGTCATGGAAGAAGCACGGGAGATACGGTTCGATTTCGTTCTACTGAAGCATTTGACGGGTTCACTTCTTCTGCCATCGAGGACGATGATGGTTTTTCCATAACCAAGGTGGATGATGACAGTTATTCGTTCACATCAGGGAGTGGAACGGCAACGACAGGTAATGTCCGGGGCGGCGGTGGAAGTGTCTCTGCCGGTCCTGTAACCGTGAGTGCATGATATGGCTTTAACCTTCACTACCTTAAAAACCGCCATACAGGATTATACAGACAATGCGGAGAGCACCTTTGTAAGTCAGCTAACTAGATTTATTCTAAATGCTGAAGAGCGTATTCTGAAAGAATGTCAATTAGATGACTTCAGGAAGAATGTGACGGGTACGGTCACGCAATCGGTGAAGTTTCTGACAAAGCCGACAGATTTCTTGTCCCCTTTCTCTTTAAGTGTTGTGAACAGCTCTAACAATGAGTTTCTTGAGTATAAACATGTGACCTTCATCCAAGATTACACGCCGGACCCGACTACCACGGGAGTGCCTAAATACTATGGGGATTGG